AGGCGTTTCAGGAGCTTTTAGCTCATTATTCACACTTAATATCTGCTGCTTCTGTCTCTCGTCCTTCAACAATTTGATTTTCCCAGAATGTACGTACTCCTCAAAAATTTGTGCCATTGTATTTTTAGATTTAACTGTAAAGGTTAGGGGCTTCCAACGGTAATCTAACCCCCGATCCTCAAGTTCACCTCTTGTATTATCTACATATCCACGATCAATGTCAAAATTATCTGCTATCTCATTAAGAAATTCTATTTGATCAGAGTAATTCCAACCATCTAACCATGATTGATGTATTTGTCTACACACTTCCCCAACACGTTCAAAAATAACTAGGTGAGACGGATGCCTCTTCTTTCCCACATCAAACCCCGCAAATAGAAAGGCTCCTTCAGGCTTCCTATATTTACGAGAAGCGGGAATACTTCTTAGTGTTTCATCTTCACATTTAGTAATATCATCTTCTTCAAAATATGCTTCAGTTGAAAAATGGGGAACTAGTAAAAACTCTGAAGCAAAGGATTTGGGCCTAGCCTTCTGTTGTTGTAAGAGCCACTCTTCACTATATAGTTCTGGCATTAGCACTCTACGGCCCGGTTCAGGATCTAATGCTGGTAATACACGAGCAAAGAACCGATCATCTTCTTGTAACTTACTTAATAAATCTCCCGGCATCATCGGAGTACCCAATACAATAACAGGAACTCCCTTCAATGGAATAAATAAAGATTCAGTCATGAAGTGATCCTCAACCTTAGTTACCTGCCCAATATTCAATGGGTTCTCTGGATCACGTAGAACGTCATCTGCTATTAAGGCACCATTAACATGCATACCTCTTTTAAAGGAGAAGAGGCCCCCATGTCTAATATCCATTGGCTTATTATTAACAGAATACCTAGCTGAAAAATCTGCCTTGGGAGCACGATTCTCCATCCACTCCGTCAATTGTGGATTACGGGCGATAGCTTTATTAATCTCAGATATGTGATATTTGGCCATACCATCACTGTATGATAAATAAAGAACAGAGCAATCTCTTGGAGCGGTTAATAACCTCCACACACTAAATGCATGTCCAAGTAGGGTACTCTTAAAATGGAATCGGGGAAGGATTGCACAATAGTTTAGTCCTTCTTGCATACAATATTCAATATCTTCTGCTACTCGGCCCACGTGCCAAGCCTGAAAATACTCTGGATTATCAAAACTCTGTGACCAAATATTCACAAGGAATTCGTGGAACGAACCCACCCTAGCTTTGTTAGAAGATGTTAAACCTGATGCTAATATATCAAAAGCATCTGAAAATGTGGTTACTTCTTGAGTCATATCTTAGCCGTCTCCTCTGTCTGAATTAAGGATTTCAACCGTCCTGCAATGCGCCGTAAAACTTCTTCGTCATTAATCTCATCTACTAACACGCTAAGAACATTTTGTACAAACTGAAGATTTATCATGCCTTCAATTACTTGTCTTTCGCCTTTGATGCTTAAATCTAATACTTTAGCGGCATCGAAAGCTTTATCAAACACTAAATGATCTAAAGCATTTTCAGCTTTATGTCGTAATGATTCATAATTATCTAGGTGTTCTTTTTGAACTCTGGCAAAGCGTTGGCCTTCACTCTCCCGAAGAGTGTCTAGGGCTTGAGTACGGGCTTCTCCTTGTTGTATTCCCCATTCCCCTTCTCTAGCCCAAGCATAGATTGTGGAGGGTTTAACCTCTAAATCATACTCTACCCAAAGAATCTCTACTATTTCCCTAGCCGATTTATCGCCTTCTAAATACAAGGCTAAAGCTTTATCTTTCACCTCAAGTGGGAATTGTTTGGGCATTTTAATACTCCTTTATATATGGTGAGCTTAGTCCCTTACGGGGGGCTTTATCATCACTACCCCACCTAGAGGGTATATCAAAGGATGGATCTGAAGGTTGTTGAGATTCAATACTCCCACCGTATGGGGTACCGTCGGATTGTAACAAACTAGAAAAATCCATATGGCCTGTCTTTCTGACTGCTGAAGTGAAACATTCCGGTTTCCCATCTCTATATGTTAAACCAATTTCACCTCTAGTACACAACCCTCTCCACACTCCTGCATCCTTTCCAAGGGGTTGATACCCTCTCTTCTTAAGCAGGGTACCGGTAGTACGTTGTGTATCCTCTTCTCTAACGTTAAACTTACACCCGAAATGATCACACCACACAACCACACCATATTTTTTTCTAAACTCTGCCGCAGTCATACTTTCAGGTTTTTTATCTACATACTCCGAACTAACTTCAGTTTTTCCCTTCATATGAAACACTAAACTACTCATAACTTATCTCCTACTTCTATATTATTATTTCTACACCACAGGGCTATACATGCTGCATCAGCCCAATCCTGCTCCTTGAATTCACACTTCCAAAATTTAGTAGAGTACTCTAGTATATCTGGCTTAGATGCATTACCCGTGCCTATAACTACCTTTTTCCATACCTTATTTTGGACTAGATCACTAAGTATACCATGAAAATAACAAATAAGCTTTGCTCCATATACAACAGAAGCAATCTGCATAGTTGTTTTTGGGTTTTGTATAAATATGGGGGCCTCAATAGATATAAATAGTGACGGGTACCTTTCTATTATTATACCCATTTCTTCATAAAAATTTGGCAAAAATTCAAGAAAACGAGCGTCAAAATCAGATAATTTAGAAACCCATTTAAACATTTCTTGAAGCTTTTTATCTTGGTTTAAGACTACTCCATGAATCCCTTTACTGGAACAGTCTAAACCCAGATAATAACTAGCCATGCGAAACCCCACTAGTAGATGTACGTAACGTAACTATTCTGGAAACTGTATTATATGCCGACGTATAAGCATTTAATAACCCAGACATTTTAGTATAGAGAGCCTCCTGTTCAATTAGTTCTCTATTCAATGCTCGTAAAGCATCGTACTCTTTTAGAATAGCCCCCTTTACTTCATCCCTAGTTAATTTCTTCCTTCCCTGTTCTTCCCGATCTTCTGCAATCTTATGTCCAGCTATTTGATAACCATTATCAAAAGCCGCTTTTAAAGCATCTCTTGAAGCTTCTACATCTGCAATAGTAACTTCTAGGTACGCTTTATATCCTCCATATAATACCATAAATTGTTCAAGCTTTCTAGAGTCAGCATTCATTAAATTAGCGAACTCTAATTCTGGATCTTCCGTTAAATCTGCTTTAAACGTGGGAACCATTAATCCATCAATTGTTTGATTAGCTTTCCCCAACGCTTTCATCGGAGTCCACTTCTCTACACTCTGCATCTTGCTCCTCCTTATATAATCTACAGGCACACCATGTGGGGCCGCCACAATTTTCAGGTAACTCCGTGGCCTCCTGTATAAATTTACAACGTTCCGTTATTTTAATCCACTCTTTAGAACTCCGTTCTACTTTAAACGCTTTCAATCTCTGATCATTTTTATTTTCATATAGAACAATACCGTTTGTTTTATCTAACAACTGTAAATATATTTGCAATTGGATAAAGTGCTCAGGTTTAGGTTTATTGTATAGATTCTTAAAGCCCTTATCATTAATTGACTTCAATTCCACTACAACATCTCCATACTCATCATGAGCTAATAAGAAATCTGCTCTGCCTGAAATAGGTGGATCATCACATTTTGTAGGTAATTCCCTATCTTTATATATTTCCATCATTTCAAAATACTTAGTCATTCTATCTTCTAAAGATGAACCATTATCGAATATTCTATGGGTTACACTAGCTATAGTTTGTTGAGGAAGTTTCCCCCTATAGGCTAAATATAAGTATCTGTCACAAACATTACCTAGCATAGAGGGATAGAATACCCCTGATCTACTACTAGATTGTTCATAACCTAAATTATTCTCAAACATCTTTAATAACCATCTATCTTGATTAGATACTCTACTTTTAGTTTTGGCTACTGATTTGTTTGTAAGTTCTCGAACGCCCGGCATAACACCTCTCTTATTGATTCCTTAGTAGTTTCCTTAACATGTAATATGTTTGAGATGCCGAATATACGCATTATCTCTGCGTCTCTTGTAGCATCTCGTTTACGTAAATGCCCATATACACCATCAGCTTCAATCACTAAACCTAATTCAGCAATATAAAAATCTGCTGTGTACTTATCTATAGGAACTTGCTGATCATATCTGAGTCCAAAATCAGATAATGTATCAGCAATTATATTTTCCTGTTTAGTGTAATCTCTAGGCAACATCTGCTTTTAATCCTTCTAATAATTCTGTGCTGGCAAGGAACTTTTCTTTTATACCATTCATCCCCATAGCCTTAACATCTTTATAAGTATACCACGCTCCTGATCTTTCCACAATCTTTTGCTCAATCGCTTCTCTAATGTAGCTTTCTAAGACATCTATGCCTCCATCTACTCTAAAAGGAACTATGGCATTGCTCCAATTCTCTCCACCTATTTTGCTTTTACGTAACCTAACTTCCATATCAAACCCTACTTTAGTACCTTTAGGTTCCTCGATCCACCCATTTCTACGTACCTGCAATAATGCGTGTGAGAAGAAACTTTGAGCTAATCCTCCCGGCATATTATCTAATGCTACAGGCCCAATACTAGAACGAACTTGGTTAATGGCAACGAAAGCTGATCCCATTTGTAGATTAGGAAGTAACTTAGGTAAAGATTGATTAACGAACCGTGCTTGCCACGCCATAGGATTATAAGCAAAGTCCTCCTCCGTTACTGCTGTAGGAACTAGTCCTGCTATAGAATCTAATACTATAACATCTACCCCATTCCGCATTAAATCTTTCACCGTATCTAAAGCCTCCTCCCCATTAATAGGTTGGGAGACTAGAATCTGAGAAATATCCACTCCACATTTGGCCATCCAAGCTGAATCCCACGATAACTCAGTATCTATCCACGCCCCTATTCCTCCAGCCTGTTGTGCTTGTGCCACTATTTGAGAAGCTAGATATGATTTGCCTACGTTAGTGGGCCCATATAATATAGTCATTCTCTTTTTAGCTATGCCTCCACCAGTCAATTTATCTAAGGCTGGTATACCAAAAGGGATACGGGAATAATCAAAGCTAGAACTATCCCCACGCTGTAGCTTTAAATTTTTATCGCCCAATAATTGGGATATGACATCTTCTGCATTATTTTTCATCTAATACTCCTCGTCGTTGTAATGCTTCTGCCCATGCCACACACACAGCAGCTAATTGTATAAGCTCCATATATGCTTTAGGCAGATCTTTTTCATAGACTTCTCTACCGACTTCTCCAAACTCTTCTAATGCGATTACCGTCCATAACTCATCTGAGTTCTCAACTTGATCTCCCCACTTTAACTCTTGTCTCTCCCTTTCTCCTAGCACATGCTCTATAACTTGCGCTCTAGCTAACTCACTTATAATCATTACGCCCCACCTTGATCTAAGACTGCCTCAATTTTTTGATCTACGGCTTCTCTAACGGCTGTCCACACCTGTTCTAACGCTTTCTCTGACTCATTTAATTGATCTTTAATGGATAGATCAGTATCTATATCCCTAACATCTACGTCTATTCTACTGTATTGGTTTGTATCTAATGGGCCTACCCTAAATGTAAATCCTAAATGTACACTAACTTTTGCCATTCTTATCCTCCTTTATTTCTCGTATATATCCATGACAATCTCGCTATATCCACAAATCTTCTCCCTTTCTTAAGAACATAGGAGTTTGTTCTCCTACCCACGCCCCTATAACATTGAATTCAAAATACTCTACTGCTTCTTCGTATGTCATATCTCTCGCCAATATCTCAATGCATTTCTCCCTATCATATACCGCTATAGGAGGATTAAAGAACTGCTCCCCCAGCCCTATAAATGCTTCTTCCATATCATCGCATAGAACTACTCCTTCATACTCTTCTGATTCTAAAATGTGCTCACGAAGTTTCTTATAAGCTTCTTTGGATTTATTAAAGCTCCAATCTGTATACGCCATTAATCCCCCCAATCTATTGATTCTTCTAGTGTTGCGGCTACCGCAAGCTCCCCAATCTCAAAATCCTTTTTAGTTGCCCAAGATGTTTTACATACTTCTACATCCACTTTTAACGGAATGTTTAAACTATTAACCTCCATAAGCTCTTTAATTTTTAACGTAACGTCATTTAATTCCTCGTTATGAATTTCACAAATGATCTCATCGTGTACTTGCAGTACGAGATTGCTTCGTTTATCTTTAAGATATTCATGTACCTCCACCATCCTTTCATTCAAAATATCTGCGCTGGTTCCTTGAACTAAATAATTCACTCCTTTATAAGAAAAGTCAGATGGGATCTTATATCTTCGGCCATACATATTCTTAACCCACCCTCTAGTCTCTACCATACGAGAAACTTTATCAATAAAGAGCTTTGATCCAGTCATGCCTGAGAAATATCGTCGTTTATATTGACCCGCCTCTCGTTCAGTAACATTTAATTGGTTAGCTAATCTGGCCTTACCAATCCCATAAATAACTCCGAATGTGATGCTCTTAGCCATTTGTCTATAAAACTTATATTCATCGTCACCCGCTTTAACAGAAAAGGCTATCTCCGCAGTCTGCCCATGGAAATCTATATCCTCTCTCTGTAATAGCAAATCTACTTCCTCATTATGTAGATAGCTTAAAAACACCCGAACTTCCATTTGAGAATAGTCAAAAGATACTAAACTATAACCTTCTCTAGGAATAAATAGTCTACGTATGGCTAACTGACTATCATCATACTCATCGAATGAATCGTCTCCTACAAAGCCCCACGTGTCCAATACAGGATCACTTAGACTTAAATCGCCCACAGTGCCCTTAGCAGCAATGATAGCATTTATTCTACCCCTAACAACTTCTCTCTCTTCCTCAGTTAATGATCTATCTAATAACTTAAAATGGTTTCTAGGAATGTTCTGTAAATTCGGTTCTTTAGATGACAGCCTACCTGTTACGGCTCCCCAATTACAGAAGGATGTATGCATTACTGGAGTATCTAAATAGGGTTCTAGATAAGTAGACTTTAATTTACCTAACGCTCTGTATTGACGAATAAGCGCTGCTAATTGGCTATCTAGTTGTACTAGCGCCGCCTCACTCCATGAATCCTTCCCTGTAGCTGTTTTAATTGGAGAATATATTCCCTGCTCATTTAATACTTCGCCTACTTGTTGTGTACTACTTATATTAAATTCTCTTCCCGCCAATTCATAAATCCTCTTCTCTACCTCTAATTTTCTAATCTCTATTTTATCTATGGCTTTACCTAAATATTTTAAATCTATGGATACTCCAACATTTTCCATAGAATACAATACCCTAGTTAATTCCTGTTCTAACTTTAATACTTCTTCTTGACCTGATTCCTTAATAATATTTAAACTATGATCATACAGTCTTTCAGTCCAATAAACATCCTGTTCGCAATATGGCCCCAATAAGTCTGGAGGAGCCAGAGAGAAATCTTTTTGCCATTTATTTGAACGTAATATTTTCTTCGTTAAATTGTCATAGGCGCCATACTCTTCTCCAAACACCCTATTAATTGTTTTAGTTAATCCTAATTCTTTTACCTCAGCGGGTTCTATTAACCGCATCATTACAATTACGTCAGCTAAAGTTGGGTATGCCGGAAACGGTTCTTCGCCATACCCTATATTATAACCTTCCTTCTCTAGAAACTTTAGATCAAACTTAATATTATATCCAATAAGAGTATTAGCTAACCTTAAGCACCCCATTAGTTCCGATAGACACCGTGGTGGCAAATTAGCGCCCTGTTGATGTCTAAAGGGGAAGTAGTAGGTATTGCCATTACAAGCAATACCTACACCACACAATTGATTATTTTTAAACGGATCTAATCCATTCGTCTCAACATCTACCCCAATTCTTGAATCAGGAGTGTTAGATAAATACTGACGCATTTGACCTACAACATCATCATACTGATCAATCGTTGAAACAATCATTAAAAGAGATCGTCCTCCTTACTTCCTACAGATACTCCAGTTGGAGCATCTAGTTCGGGCGAACCCCCATAACGAGCTTTGTAATACTCCTTAATAGTAGGTAAATCATCCTGCTTAGAAAGCATATCTGCTGGTAAAGATAATTCTCTCTGAGTTGTAGCTATGTTATAAGAAGTGTCTAACATACCTGTTCCAGTTCTTTTGATACGCAAAACCCCTTTAGTGAGCGATCCCCAATCATTATAAACATCAACTAACTGATTCCAAAGGTAATCGCTTCTGCCGAAAGTTAAACATACTATTCTAAAATCATTCACTTCTTCTTTATATTGCTTTCGCCCACCGGGGCCTGACACAACTTCCCAATCATCATTCCTACGCTCTGTATGAATAATCTCATGGACATATGCCCAAAAAGCAAATTTATGGGACGATCTGGTATTTTCGGGAACGCCTGACTTATCAACATCTGGATCATCTAGTAAGTTTACCCACCTGCCATTAGCATTATAGGTGTAAAGATATATCTCATCTAAACGATTATCTCCCTCTTCTCCAGTTGCTATGGAGCTTAAGAAAGCTTGATCTCCATCCCTAAACCATACCTCCCGTCCCGGAGTTCTATTTTCTGCGCCACTAGTTCTATGATCCCTCTGTGCCTGTATTCTACTTATTCCACTCATGCTTGTTCAGTCTCCTTATCAATTTTTAAAATATGTTTCTATGTTCTAGTATACTCGCTAATGCATTACTATCTCTCACATCTTGCACATCTTTATACTCCTTTGGTATTTCTATATAGCTTACCACAAATTTCTTAGATAAGCAAGTCATTGCTCTATCCAACCCAATTTGTCCCGCTTCGTCATTATCTAAGCATAGCACTAATTCCTCCGTAGGTAAAGCTAAAGTTAATTCTTCTTGAGCTTTAGATAAAATTGCTCCTAATATTGCTACACTTGAAAACCCATTCTGATCTAACCACATAGTGTCTAACGTCCCTTCTGTTATACAAACAAAAGGTGTTTTCTCCTTTAGAAACTGTTGACCAAATAATATTTTGGACTTCTTTAATCCTTTTGAGTAGAGATATTTTGGAGTTCCAAACTCTTTTCTAGTAACCCACCCTACTAATTTATTATCCTTATCTTCTATAGGAATAACTAAACCATTCCAAACATCTATTCCACATCCCCATTTGCGTAATGTTCTTTTATTGAAACCTCTATCAAATATCCATTCTGGAACAAAGCCTTGCCTAGATGGGAATGTTACTTCGGGCATATCATCATCTATAAACAACCCATCGTCAAATATATTAATGTCAAAATTGGCTTGACTTTGGATTACTTTTTGTTGGGCTTCAGCATATCCAATATGTAAATACTTCATTAAAAAGCTGTATAAAGTACCTTGACCGCATCCAGCGAAACAAATCCATACTCCTTTATCAGTATTAATAGAACAGGAATCTATTCTATCTTCGTGAAATGGGCACCGTATATTAAACTGCTCTTCTATTGGAACCTCTAAGCCTATATCCATTAATGTATTAGCCCACTCAATCATTAAAACTCGTCCTCACTTTCCCCAATCTTACCAATATTCACTTGCCAATCCAATGATACCGCTCCTCCCGGAACTACGCCATCTCTATATTTTTGAAATACTAGCAGTCTTCGTTCCTCTTCTGCCTCAATCAAACACATAGACATTACTACATCTGAGGCTCGTAACAAAGCATCTCCAAAAGCTACCTGATCTGGTTGTGGGGGCATATATACATCTGCCGCATCCTTAGTAGCCTGAGTAGAAACAAACATAGCAGTATTAGTTGATAGGCAAAGATTCTTTAATCCATAAAATAGCATGTGGGTTTGTTCCCACATAGCTTTAGTATTTCTACCACTACTCGTAATCAGATAAACTCCATCTATAACTACGAAATCTGGCACATGTTTTCTAATCAAATTGTGAAT